ATCCAACAGTAGAATCAACATCAAGTGTTGTTGGACCAGAAGATACTAGAATTTCTCCTCGCATAGAGGTATGATTCTGACAGACATAATAATATGTGCCAGGTGCCACTCCACTAGTATCCCACGAGACGGTTCCGACTTGCGCTCCATTATTTGTTAAAGTCCCAGTAGTGACATTATTACCAGTTCCTGTGGTATTAGTTGTTTTTATTCTAAATGGGTGTCCAGATGCATTTACATCAAATACTAAAATGTCTCCCACCACCACACTGAGAGTTGGATTACTCCCGATAGCATCACCGGTAAAAACATAGTTGCCAGATCCATTATTTATTACACCATAAGTTTTTGTGGCGCCAGCACTTACAGTTCCAATTAATTTTGTTTTTGGGTGGACAGAGAATGCTCCATAAGTTGCCTCATCAACTCTTATATCTCTATCATATCCAGCATCAATACTTAAAGTATAGTAAGTTTGTCCTAAACCAGAGACATTTTTTACAATGTTCCCTATTGGTGCATATGCTTTTGTAAATAAATTGCCGTATTGATTTTGTCTTAACGTATTATTTTCAAGTTTTAGTGGATCCCCCTCTATTGCCTCTACGACTAGATTTTTTACAACTTGATAATTTGCAGATGAGGGAGTAAAAAGATAATCACTAGGTCTAACAATCTTTACATCTTCGTTATACAGTGATTTAAATAAAATTTCAAAAGATCTATCAGTTCCTCTAGTTGAGTAAAAATCTTTAGACTGTTTTATAAAAAGATTTTGATTAAGTTGACTTGCTAATGTTCTATTCTCTAATCCTGGTAAAAATTGTTTTTTTAATTTAATCAAAAATTCTTTTAAAAATAAAACGCTTAGATTTTTTATCTCATCTCCCTTTTTAATTAAATTATTAGTTGAACTATACTCACTACCCTGGTGTTCTGTAGAATTTGAAGATGAAAATGTTAACTCCTCTGGTTTGGTATTAGTAACATAAGTCGTTATACCACTAAAACCTCTAATACATCCAGTAAAACTACTGGTTGTAATTCCAGTGTATGTAATGATTTCATCATTAATCTTTAAAAGTCCATATGAACTTGGAAATCCTTTAGTTCCGCTTGGAGATTGACGTAGATCAACACTGATTGTTGTAGATCCGAACTCTAGATCATTTGATAATATTACACTATCTGATAAATTCGTTGTTTCATTTAATTTAACATACTGATCGATGTTATTGATAAGATCAATTGGAGCTCCCTGAAATTCTTGAGAGATGTAGTATTGTTTTAAAAATTCTGATATTAAAGGGAATTCCTCCCTAACATAAGAGGGAAGTTGATTTTGAACTACATTGCTAAATTGAATTCTTTTTTCTGACATTTTATTATTTTACTCTTGATTAGTATCCAGATGAACCAGATGAACCAGATGAACCAGATGAACCAGATGATGATGTTGGTGCTGAGTAAGTTCCAGCGGACACAGATGGAGTTGATGTGGTTGATACGGTTGATGTAGTTGATGTAGTTGATGTAGTTGATGTAGTTGGAGTTCCAGTCCCAGTTCCAGTTCCACCAGTTACGACCGTAGATGGTTCTACTAACCCCCCAGGACGAACAAGAAGTCCGTTTGCATAACTTGAAGATGATATGTAAGTGGATGCTGATGGATCTAGTCCAGATGAAATGTTATCTACAACCATATCAAAAATACTATTACTAATATCTAGTTGTAAATATAAATCCTGTAATCCTACAACGTCATTAGAAAGCGGAGAGGTTGAAATTTCTATGATTGTTTGTCCATCTTTTATTTTTCCTGCTTGAATGTTAACTGGATTTAAAGTTATAATCCCTTTTTTATAGTCAATTTTTCCAACATTTCTTCTTATGACTGTTGGACTTGTAGAATTTGGTGATGGAACTGTAAAAAAGAAGAGAGATCCAGTCAGTCTATTTGTATCTGGTAAATCAGATAGATAAACATTTTGTTGAATTCCGGCAATTCTAAAAGCACTTGATTTGATATTATAACCACTCATATTCTTAATATGAAATTCATTTCCAAATCCAATTTGATATTCTGCAAAAGTATTTAATGTTACTCTTATATCTCTTCTCATTTGAATTGTGGTGATATTCGAAGTCACAGATTCATGACTACTGTCAATAATTTTTAAAAACTTACTATATTTAAATCTAGCACCGTATTTGTTTAGTTCTGATGATTCTGAATATCGAGATGCATTATTTTGAACAACTGTGGAAACATACTCTGAAGAGGGAGCTAAATTGGTATTATAATAAACTTTTGAATTAACTTCCAAATAAAGATATTTTAAATCAAGAATTTCTGGCACAATTCCTGCAACTGCATATTTTTTGAGTTTAAGTTTAATATTTTCTTTAATTAAATTTGGAATAAAATCTCCAGTTCTTGGTTTGATGCTAATAAACACTTTTCCATATTGTGGAGGTATAAGTTCTTCCCCACCAAAAACAGAAATTGATTCTGTTTCTTGATAAATTTTTGCTGGTATAAGAGTTTCGTAGTCGTCTGCGGTTAAAACTCTGTTTTGAGATGCGTATATACGAGGCGCAAACTTTTTAATTGAATCAACAGATTCAATTTGTTCTCCACCTGATGCGATTAGACCAGTTGTGAGTAAAGAAATACCAGAAGTAACTGTATATTCAACAGAATTTCTAGTATAATTGAGTTTGCCCGCAAATGTAAATTGACTTATTCCATTTGCGCTATCTCCATTTGTTACGATATAGTTTGCAGTAATATAATTTCCTTCTTCTAATTTTTTCCCAAATATACCGTCACCAAATAGTAGTTCGTATCTTTCATCTTCAATCTCTTGAAGATAATAAACCCTTGAGTCTGATTTCACTTCAAATAAACTGTCTTGTAAACCATAATTAACACGAGATGTTGAAGTTTCGTTCGCTTTTACATTAACAGAAATTAAATCAGTATCAATGCCGGCGTTTGGGAGTATGAATCTTTGGTTTGGATTCCTTGCGCTATAGATAAAGTTTGATGTTAACAAATTTCCTTCATAAATTTTAAGATCATCAAAAGATGCGATCCCATTAATGACAGAAGCAGTGACATCTTCTAGAATCGAAAAAACAAAGGATTGATTTCCGAAGGCTCCAGATGTTGTAGCGACTGGACCCTTTCTAAGAGTGATTGTAGATGGCGGGGGTGTAATATTTGTTGTGTCAATAAAGAAACTAACAGATGCTCTTGCTGCTTTTTTTGACTTTGGAACATAACCAATGTTTCTTGCGAGCGCAACAACATTCTCTCGAAGTGTAGCACTATCAATAAACACTTCATTTGCAACCATGTTTGCATTATATGAGGTAATATAGGTGTTGTATGCCAGAACATCAAGAATTGTAGAGAGATTAGATCCCTCAAAGTCATAATCAGTGAAATTAGAGTTAGACTTTAAATAATCTCTAAGTGTTGTTTTAATCTGATCGAAATCAAGATTTGAAAAGTTTACTAGTGGCATTTTATCTAGTTGGCTGCAAAATAAATTGTAATTCTTGTGAAGGAGAATCGATTCCCACTATATTGTATACGATTACTGCATTGAACGAATTATTATCATAGTCAGGAAATACTTCAACATTTTTTAATTCTACTCTTGGTTCAAAATTTACAATGGAGGTTGCAATTTCATCTCTAATATTTGATGCTGATATCTCATCAACATTTTCAAATAATAATCTGCTCACTCTAGATCCAAAAATAGGGTTAAAGAATTTTTCTCCAGGGAGAGTAAATACAATATTTCGTATGGAACGCGCAACTGCAGTTTCATTTTTGAGTGCAATCAAGTCACTATTCAGAGGGTTAATCTGAAAAGTCATGCTAATGTCTTTAAAACCCTGACTAACCCTTTCTAGAGGCATCGAATACTATAATTCTACCTTATTTATTAAGGATTTTTAGATTCATAAAGAGGTTCAGTTCCATATTCCCAGTCATCATAGTCCTCATCATTGCGAATTTTTTCATGAATTTCATTTTGATGATAAAAATC